GATAATACTTAAATAGTCTCACAATGGCCTATAGTTCAGCGGCAGAACGTCTGACTGTTAATCAGAATGTCCCTGGTTCGATCCCAGGTGGGCCAGCTTGCTCGAATAGCTCAGCGGTAGTAGCGTCTCCTTTACACGGAGGATGTCGGGGGTTCGAATCCCTCTTCGAGCATGTCTCAATCACAAACATGAGCAATGATTACCGTAAGATGCAAACAATGTAATAAGGAAATCCGTAGTGACCATCACACACATTGTTGTGGTTGTCCTAATATGATGACTGTGATTGAGAACAAAGTGACTGCTGTTGACCTTTCAAAGGTTGTTATGGTAGAATCAAACAAGGAAACGATACCTAAGAGTTTCCTATCACAATCTGATCTTTCCTTTCAGGAAGAGAGAAGAAAACGTAAGGTCAGAAGATTGGACTTTGAAGTTCGATAGATAGAGAATTGATGATACATATTCATTATGCTAATCTAACTAATTATGATGATTGCCTTTATAGACAATCAGATTTAATTGACAATGGATATGCATTTACTCAATGTCCTGTTTTTAATCACAGAAACAATAGAACTTTTGTAAGTCTTTCTCCTATAGATTTTTATTGTGAAATTGATAGGAAAGAAAAAGATTTCAAATCAACTGACTCAAGTTTGGTAGTTTTGACGCAGAGTGAGTTGGAATCACCCAAACCAACTATACAATTGAAATTCCCAATGTTTTTATTTTGGTGTGAACAAGATAATGTTTGGTTTGAATTTAATGATCATCCAATGACTTCTTATTCCAATAATTTTATTGCCGTTCCAGGATGGTTCAATATATCTAATTGGAGTAGAAATATGTCTTTTGCTATCACTTTTGTTGATGAAACTAAACCAATCAAAATTAAAAAAGGAGATCCTCTTTTTAGATTTACATTTTATTCTGAAGATTTGAATTCTGATATTACACTTCATAAAGAAACAAATGAAGATATAATCAATCAAAAATTAGTTTCTTTTGTAGATGGTAAAGAAAATAGAAGCTGGGTTGGAAAATTGTTTTCAAAAAATAAAACATCAAAATGTCCAGTCAGTTTTCTTCACAAATAAAAACTTGACTTTGAAGTCAGGTGAACCTATAATACGTAGGTAAAACACGGAAGAGTGGTCGAGTGGTTTATGGCATCGGTCTTGAAAACCGACGAGGGTGCAAGTCCTCCGTGAGTTCGAATCTCACCTCTTCCGCCACGGGTATTAGCTCAGCTTGGTAGAGCGCTGCTTTTGGGAAGCAGAAGTCGCAGGTTCGAATCCTGCATACCCGATTGGGTAAACAATCCCCCCACTAAATATTATCAATTATGGAAATCTTCACGGTGCAAGAATTTCAAGAAAGATGGGACGAGTTAATAACACGTGTGGAAGAAGGAGAAACCTTTGGGATAGTAAATGAAGATGGAAAGTCCACTGTCATAATGTCAGTGAACGATCCATTGTATAAGATATACACTGAGAACAACAACGAAGCTCAATAATTCATTTGCTTCTGTCGCCTATTGGTTAAGGCCGTCGCCTTATAAGCGGCTGAATCGGGTTCAATTCCCGACAGAAGCACTTGGGGGTTTAGCTCTCTGGTGAAAGCACCCTGCTCATAACAGGAGAAAGGTGGGTTCGATCCCCACAACCCCCATCGGACAGTTCCCCAACTGTCCTCTTGACTATCAAGTCAAAAACCCTTATACTTCTAAGGTCAACAACAAAGACAATGACAATCACTTCTAAGTTCAAAAAAGACATCACCACTCTTCGTTCCGCAGTTAACGGAGACTTCTTCCTTGACGTTAAGAATCCGAAACTTTTCAAAAAGGTTCGTAAGTTTTATGAAAATGGTGGAGTTACTTTTTCTGGAGATCCCCTCGATGATTATGATATCTTGATTGACTGTCTTGCAGAGGATCTTGAACAAGTTGAGGTTGCCTAATGAAGATTATTCTTGAACGGTTCCCCTATCGATATGTTGAGACGGGAACCCTTGAGAATGGTAAACCAGATTACCGTATTCAGAAGGCTGATAGTTACACCAAACGTTACCGAGACATGTATCTGCTTGACAATCAGATGCAACTTCTTACCGCTATTGATGATTTCGAATATACGAAATGGTTAGATCCAGATCGTGTACCTTGTTACATCAAAGATGACTAATCAAATAAATAACACAGAGATTTTATTTGACAGACATGGCATCGAGAAGAACATCTGAGTCGGGGGCATTTATGTCTCAGTATGATTTGGAAGTAGAAAAGGAAATCAAAGCACTCAAGTCACAGATCTCCGATCTTAAAAAAGAACTTGAAGATCTGAAAAAGGCTCCCGCACCAGCTGCTCAATCATCTGATTCGGGAAAACTTGATCTCCTTATTTCTATCCTTAAAAGACATGCTCCTCTTAATATAGATAAGCTTTCTAAAGGTCAACTTTAATTAAGTCACGGAACGACTCAAAACTTGCCCTGGTCGGTATTAGAAGGTCCCCTTCTTCCCGCGTTTCTTGGTTCGTAAAACTAAGTGGTGGAGTCAATGGACCCAACTGAGTTTTCTAATTCTCCAAAGATTAGATGGTGCGGATGGGATAATCTCCCGCCTGAGATTTAGTTATTACTCAGTGAAAAAAATAACTTGGCGTGCATGGAATCCCAGGAGGTCTTGACATAGACCTCCTTTTTTTATACAATACATATCATGTCGTTATGATCTGACATAATGAAGATCGGTTTTAATTGTAGTTCCTTTGACTTGTTTCATGCAGGACATGTGACAATGTTGAAGATGGAAAAAGATTTGTGTGATTGGTTAATCGTTGCACTTCAGGTTGATCCAACCATCGACAGACCTGGTATTAAGAACAAACCCACACAGAGTGTGTATGAGAGATATGTTCAAATACAAGGTTGTAAGTACGTTGATGAAATTCTTGTATATGAGACAGAGGAAGATCTGTTGAATATGATTAAGACACAGAGAATTGATATTAGATTTCTGAGTGAGGAGTATAAGGATAGAGATTTCACAGGTAAACAATATTGTATTGATAATGGAATAGAAATTCATTATCACAAAAGACAACATAAGTATTCTTCTACGGAACTTAGGAATAGAGTTCATATGTTAGAAGAGAAAAAAAGAAATGAAAAAATTCAGGGTGATATTCCTGAACAATATTCTCCAATAATTCTTGAAAAGTACGAGGAAAAATGAGTATTCTAGTAACTGGTGGTGCAGGTTTTATCGGAAGTAGTCTTCTTAGACAGTTAAAAGTTGACGAAGAAATTATTTGTATCGACAAAATTACCTATGCAGGAAATAAAAGTAATGTTCCACTCTACGTTAAATTATATGAGGTAGACCTTTGGCATGAAGATTCGGTAAGACATGTCTTCGAAAAGGAAAAGATTACTTCAATCTTTCACCTTGCTGCTGAAACTCATGTAGACAACTCAATTAAAAATTGTAAACCATTTATTGAGTCTAATATTATTGGAACAGTAAATCTTCTTCAATGTGCATTAGAGAATGAAGTAGAAAAGTTTATGCATATCTCTACTGATGAGGTATTTGGTTCTATCGAAGAAGGATCATTTTTTGAAGGTTCAAGGTATATTCCAAGAAATCCTTATTCAGCATCAAAGGCATCTAGTGATCATTTTGTCTATGCTTATAATAAAACATATGGTCTTCCAACAATCATCACTAACTGTTCAAATAATTATGGACCTAGACAGTTTGGTGAGAAGTTGATTCCAACAATCATCAATAACATAAAGAATGATTCTCCTATCCCAGTTTACGGAGACGGTCAAAATGTCAGGGATTGGATTTATGTTGAGGATCATTGTGATGCCTTGATTAATCTCCACAAGAATGGTAAACTTGGAGAGAGGTACAACATTGGTGGTGAGTGTGAACTTACAAACCTCGAACTTATCCAAAAGATTACCAATTTGATGGGTAAGCCAGAACATCCAATCAATTTCATTACTGATCGACTGGGACACGATCGAAGATACTCAACGTCAAATGATAAGATCTGTTCAGAGACAGATTGGAAACCAACCACAGACATTACGGAAGGACTTAGAAAAACTATAGAGTATTATGAAAATCACTGAGACAACTCTAGAAGGAGTTATCATTATTGAACAGACAAAGTTTTTGGATGATCGTGGATTCTTTATTGAGTCTTATAATAAGAGAGATCTTGAGTCAGTACTGGATGTAGAGTTCGTTCAAGATAATCATTCTTGTTCTACAATCAATGTTCTTCGTGGTCTACACTATCAAGTAGTGAAACCTCAAGGTAAACTGGTGAGGTGTATGGATGGTTGGATAACTGACGTGGTTGTTGATTTGAGACAATCATCACCCAACTTCGGTGAACACGTTGTAGTTCAACTTAACAGTCCAGAAGTTATGTTATGGGTACCTCCTGGTTTTGCTCATGGGTTTTACACTAAGACTGGTAATGCTCATGTATCATACAAAACCACTGATTATTATTACAAAGAATACGATCGTACTCTTTTGTGGAATGATCCAGACTTAAATATTGAATGGGAATCTTTTAGTCCCATCCTTTCCGAAAAAGATCAGAAAGGTAAACCCTTACACGAGTGTGACAAGTATGATTAATCTTTCTATCTTTGGTGGTACAGGATACATCGGTAGTAATTACATGAGATTGTATCCAAATAATTTTATTATTCCTCGTGGTCAAAGACATCCCGATTCAAGAAATATTTTATATCTTATTAGTACCACTACCAATCAAAGTGTTTTTAATGATCTTCAGATTGATATTGACGTTAACCTAAAGATTCTTACAGAAGTCCTCTCACATTGTAAGAGAACAGATACTGTATTTAATTTTGTTAGTTCTAGTTTTGTTTATGGTAACAATGTGATTGATGCTCAAGAGGGTGATCCCTGTAATCCCACAGGTTTCTACTCAATCACAAAAAGATGTGCCGAGTCTTTGGTAATCTCTTACTGTAAAACTTTTGGTATTGAATATCGTATCTTTAGAATTGCTAATGTATTCGGTATCGATCCCACAGTTTCCAAGGGAAAGAACGTCTTAGGTTATTTGATTCGTCGTTTGAGGAACAATGAACCCATTAATCTTTATGATGGTGGTTACTATCTTAAGGACTACATGCATGTTGAGGACGTTTGTAGGGCATTAGATACATTAATGGTCTTTGGAGAAACTAATAAAATTTATAACATTGGTTCTGGTGTTTCTCAATCATTCAAGGAAATTATTGAATACTGTAAGGAGCTGGTGGGAAGTAAAAGTGACATCATAGATGTTCCTTTCCCCAAAGATCAAGAATTCTTACAAATAAAGAATATGACAGTGAATGTTGATAGACTTGAGTCTTATGGTTTTGTTCCTAGGATGTTACTTGACCAGAGTCTAGATATTATGTGTGATATCTATTGACATATACCCTTGGTACCCTATAATAAATATTAGTAACAGGATGAATTTTTAATGTCTGATTATAAGAAAACTGCACTGGTATTGGGTGCAGGTGGATTCATTGGTTCTCACATGGTGAAAAGACTGAGATCTGAGGGATACTGGGTTCGTGGTGTTGATTTAAAACGACCCGAGTATACTCAAACCGAAGCGAATGAGTTTATCATTGGTGATCTCCGTGATGTAAACATCGTTCGTCGAGCAATTCGATTCGGTGGTTATAGTGCTAGTTTCTATGCACAAATTTCGGAGCATTTTCTTAAACCTTTTGACGAGATCTATCAGTTTGCTGCTGACATGGGTGGCGCAGGTTTCGTTTTCACTGGAGAGAACGATGCAGACATCATGCATAATTCAGTTACTATTAACTTGAATGTTCTTGATGAACAAAGAAAACT